TGACGCTTGTCAACGGTACGACCTACTGGATAGCCGTTCGCAAATCTGCCGCAGTAACTGGTGGCGGAAGTATCGCCATAGACCGTAATGGTACGGCACTGACGACTTGTAACACCGCTACGCCTGTTTCGGGCGACTGGACTGTGAATGCTGGGCTGGGTCGGTACACTGTTTACGGGCGGAGTCCTATAGGGATTAGGGGAAACTCCACTAACTACGTCGGTGTATATGGAAGCTCCACGAACAACGTCGGTGTACAGGGAATTTCCACGAACTCCATCGGTGTACAGGGAAACTCCACGAACAACTTCGGTGTATATGGAAACTCCACGAACTCCATCGGTGTATATGGAACCTCCACGAACTACTTCGGTGTATTTGGAACCTCCACGAACTCCTACGGTGTACAGGGAAACTCCACGAACTCCATCGGTGTATTTGGAACCTCCACGAACTCCTACGGTGTATATGGGATTTCCACGAACTCTTATGGCGCATTACTCACTCAATCCGGTACACTAACCGCCGCTAACTCATCCAATGCAGTATTAGTCCGTCGCTACGGTGTCACCAACTCCACTGGCAGCCTTAACTACAGCGGTAACGTCCTACAGATTACCGACAACCCAACAGGTACAGGCACGGTATCTGGGGCTCTCATCAGCGGCTCGTTGTCAGTTGCAGCAGATGGCTCAGGTACAACCGAACGTATACGCTTTGACCCACGAGTAGCCAACGGTGCTAGTGCAGTGGCGCATATGCTGGACACGGGGAATGCTTTGTCAACGGCGGGGGCACTGCTGCTGGACGTACGGAATAACGGGGTGAGTAAACACGCTGTAGACCTGAACGGCAACATCATAGAGAAAGTCCCAACGACACCCGCCAGCGCAACTGCCGCTGGTGTGCAAGGGACGATTTGCTGGGACGCTGACTACGTGTATGTTTGCGTAGCGACGAATACTTGGAAACGCAGCGCGTTGGGGAGTTGGTAATAAATTAAAAGGAGAACACAATGGCACAAATATCACTAACAATCAAAGACACCCTCTACGCCAAAGAAATCGAAGCAGTCGCCGCAATGAACGGCTGGACGGAAACAATCCCCGACCCTGCAAACCCAGAGCAGACGATACCGAACATCACCAAAGAGCAGTTCTTCAAGAAACAAATCAAGGCATGGGCTAGAAATCAGCTTATCGAGCATAGCAACAGAGTCGCTCTGGCAAGCGTATCAGTCGAGGTGGACGCATAATGCAACTATCTGAAATCAAGACAGTAGAGCAGGCCAAAGCTCTTGCCTTTGACGCTATTCAGCGTATTGAGATTGAGCAACAGAACTTACGAGCATTACAGCAGAGGATAGCAGAATTAAGTGATGAGATGGCACTTGGCGGTAGTAAATCATACCTCGCACAAATCGTGAATGATGCGACAGCGGAAGAGACTAGCGAAACAGCTGAATAAATAGATCGACTGCTATAATTAAGGTATGGACGACAGTATAATCTGCAAGCACTGTAGCAAGCCTCTAGGGCTTCGTAACGTCGAAGTATTTATAGGTGAGGTTATCTGTCGAGACTCACGCTGTAGGGGCTCTACGCTTGTTAAGATACAATCAAGCAACCCTTATATGGTTCACAAAGAAGTACAGCCTAAAAAGAAGCCAGAAACTCCCAAAGCTCTAGGTTGATATAATAAAACTAGGTATCAAGCGTAATGGCTCATTGAGCGAGTAAGAGACCTAGAACAATAACAAAGGAAATTAAAGCTAATGGGAAACACTAAACAAAAGAGCGTTGAGGTATTAACCAAAGCGCAATCGGGTGTTCGTACCATTACTGCAATCGTTACTTCAAGCCGCGAAGATCGTGACGGTGATGTCGTTGACGTCAAAAGCCTACGGTTCCCACTCAAATCAGGTGGATATGCACTAGGACAAGACTTAGACGGTACACAGGAGCTAGACCTGCCATTCCTACTCAATCACTCTTTTAATGTAGAGGATATGATCGGGGCATGGCGTAAAGGCTACTATATCGCTGAAACGGACGAGATACAGCTTGAAGCTGGTGTTAGCACTAGAGAGAAAGCGCAAGACCTTATGAAGCTCTTTGACGAGGGGTTCGTAGGTAATAACTTTTCGATAACGATGAGCGACTATACTTATGACGCTCCAAACATTTACGACGCTGAAGTTTTAGAGTGTTCGTTCGTGTTTAAAGGCTCAAATAAGGAAGCACGCTTGCAGTTGGTGAAATCCCTAATAAAAGGAGATACAGTGGACGAGAAATCTAAACGTATCGCTGAGCTTGAAGCCGAACTCGAAACACTAAAGACTAAAGAAGCTGATGAAGCTACGTCTGAAGTAAAAGAGGACGAGCAAGCTGAGCAAAACACTGCTGAAACCGAAGTAGAGACGACCACGACTACGGAAACGACAGAAAAAGTTAACGTCGCACAATCTGTAGAGGACGAAACTGCTGAGGAAGAAGCAAAGACGGAAACGTCTGAAGAGACTGAGGAAGTAAAAACCGAAGTCGAAACTAATACTAACGAAAACAAGGAAAACGAAACAATGGAAAAAGCTATTGTTGCAAAACAAGTGAAAGAACCACTTGAAGTAAAAGACGAAGTAGCAACCAAAAGCTACTCTAACAAAGAAATCCGCGAAAACTTTGTTGAACAGTTCCAGGCAAAGTTTGTCGATGGTGACAAAAAGAAATTCGCTGAAGTACGATCTAAAGCATTTGAAATGGCTGGTGTTAAGAGCAAGGATGTTCTCGGTGCTGGTACAAACGCTGCTAGCCTCTTCCTGCCTACGCTTGTCGCACAAGACATCATCAAGTGCTACAACTCGTATGCTGGTTACGCTGCTGGTGTTTCTAAAATGGACATCACTGGTCAGACGCTTATCGACCTCCCTGTAAAGGGCGCAAGCCAACTCTTTAGCCGTGTTGGTCGTGGTCAGAAGAAACCACTTAACGATACTCCTGTAAGCACAGTTCGTGTTGAGCCTCGTGAATGGGCAACCATCTTCGCATGGTTTGACTATGTACAGAAGAACAGCAAGCTCGCTGTCTACAACATGATTGTTGACGCTATGGCTGAGTCTTACGCTTTGACCGAAGACCACATCGTCCTCAAATACGAGGGTGGTACGGTTGTTGGTGAGGCTACTGCTGACAACGCTAGCGGACTTGTTCCACTTCTTACGACTGCTACTCGCACAGTCACTGCTGCTAACAACACTGGCGCTGGCATCATCGCCGCACTCGCTACTGCGCTTGGTGCTATCAAGGGTCAGGGTAACATCGAAGTCGGTACTAACCGAGCTACATGGATGCGTGTAGTTACCGCTACTAACGGTATGGGCAACTTCATCGCTAACGCTGATGGTACAGTTACTCTCGGTGGTGCTGGTACAGTTTCACCTGTATTCTCAGACGCCCTAGAAGATGGCGAACTTGTTGTCGGTATCCGCCGCAACTACGAGTACGTCACTAATGGTGGACTTTCAACGCTCTTTAGCCAGGAAGCATACCTTGAGGACGCACTTGGTGCAGGTACTGACCTCAACCTCTTCCAACAAGACGCTTCGGGTCTGCGTGGTGAGTTCTGGGCTGACGGTACGGCTCGATGCCTTGACAGCTTCTACCTAGTAGAATTAGCTGCTTAATTAAGAAAGGGGTCGCTAGATGATGGATAAAACCTCAATAGCAAAGTTGCTGGGGCGACCCCTCACCTCTTCGGAGGATAGCAACTTTGAACAGTACATTAACTATACGATTAGTACACTAGAGAACTTGCTATGCTGGTCGCCTATCTGTACAGATGCAACTGCCAGCTACCAAGCACGAGATGGCTATAGGACGCTATGGACTGACCCTTTTACTTCTATCACGGATGTAAAAGTAGACGGTACAGCAGTAACCGACTATAAATTAGCGTTCAATGGTAACTTTAACTACCCATTCTATAACTCAGTCGTCTTTCCTTACCCACTTGGGGGGCAGACAGTAGAGATTACAGGAACATGGGGATTTGAAGAACTACCTGCCGATCTAGGCGCACTGGTGGCGGAGATATTTAAGATGTACGGACGAGTTAATACTTACAATGGTTCTGGTAGCCTTGTTAATAAAAAGGTAGAGGATACTTCATTCACCTACAGTGATAAAGTATCAGAGATGGAAGCACTAAGTAGTAAAAACTCGTCAGTTATCGCTAAATACTCAAACTGCCAGAGCGCAGGGGAGATAGCACACGGTGAAGCTGGGGGATGTGATGGATACGGTATTCACAGCATTCGTTACTAGCCCGTACACGTTCATACAGACTGAAGCGGTTAATGGCGGGTATGAGAGCGTTACTGAGTATCAAGCTAACGGTGTGATAAAACATCGTGACGGTAAACTGCTTAACGGCAGGCAAGAAAGCTACGATACACAGACTACGCTCCATATACGCCCCTCAGAGCCGTTTATATCGCCCGTAAACAGTGCAAAAGCCTTAGTAGGTAACTTTGTACGGATTGACGGCGATGAGTACCGTATAAACGCTTGTACGACTGGGACTAACTTTGACACTGGAGTGGTTGAACACTATAGGGCGACACTTGAACAAGACAACCTATTTGTGAGTGAGCTTCCGCTGGAGTAAGTATGGCTGTAAAAGTAACTAGCAGAATAAAGGAGTGGGGAAGCGGAAAGGAGCGACAGTTCCAAGTATCACTTCTCGAACTCGCTACTACTATTCACAGGGACGCTGGTAACCTTGCGCCTAGAAAGTCTGGCAACCTAATAAGCTCGGGACGTATAGACCCTATATCAAATGGTTACGCTGTACGCTTTGGTGGCAACGGAGTACCTTATGGGCGGATACAGGAGCTTGGCGGTACAATCAGGCCAAAGAAAGCTAAAATGCTTATCTGGAAGGGTGACGACGGCAAGACTCACGCAGCTCATCAAGTTACAATTAAGGGTAAGCACTACTTACAAAAAGCTGGCGACAAGAATAGCAAAAACTTCGCACGATACTTAAGAGGAAAATCATAATGCTCACACTACATTTATTACAATACCTAGTAGACCTCGGTTTATTGACTGGTATTGATGTAGACGCATTTTATGAGCGTATGCCTTTAGATAAGTTCGGTGCGAGTATTTACTCTGTCGGCGGTGAGGCACTAGTATCTAATACTAAAAGCTCGCAACTCTTTGAGATAGAGTACCGTCATGCTTCTGATAACAGAGCTGCGGTAGATAAACTAGAAAAGATCGCAATGGCTTTGAGAAAAGCGCACAAGTGCCAATTGCCAGTAGTAGCTGGCGTATCTAATCGTAAATACACACGCTGTCATTTTAGAGATATAAGCTCCGTCCAGAATATAGGCGAGGACGGGAATGGTCATACTATCTTTAAGATTACAGGCGACGTTGTATACAATAAAATATAAAGGAGAAATGACATGGCATATCATGTTTACATCGGTGAAGCTGGACAACCACAGCTGGATATTACGCCAGAGCGTATCGAAAACGGTTCGCTGCAGTACGACTTCGCACCAAAAACTCGTGACAAAGACACCCTTGCTGGTAAAGTCACAAAAGCGGCAGGGGTATTCGATACTCGCGGTCTAAAGTTTAACCTATTCTACGAGTATGCAGAAGATTTGAAGGAGCTTGTAGGTGATGCCTATAACGCCCCAACAGCTCCTGCTACGCATGGGAACATTATCTTCGATGCTGGCGGTTGTGTCACGCTGAAGAATATGGTTATAACGCTTCACGACGACTGCGAAGAAACAGACGACAAAGACGTTACGATCCCTGCGGCACAAGTAGTATTAAACTTTAATGCAAAGATTGACACTGACTCAGACCGTATGGTTGAGGTACAGGTACTTGGGCAACCTAGCGCAAGTGGTTCACTGAAACTAGGAACTGGCAACTTGACAGCTCTTAGCCACTTTAACCCTACTACAGGCGCTACAGTAACAAACGCCTAACTTGTTACTAAACAAATTGCTCCTCATTATTGGGGGGCTTTTTGTATGTTGGTATAATTAAGATAGATAACTAAGTAGAGGTAAACGAATGCTAGAGATTAACACAGGCGCACGTCGCACCAACAACATCATCAAAGTAGACGGTATCGAAATGATCGTAAAACCGGCTGGAGCTGGTACTACATTAGCACTCATGCAGAAGCAAAAGCTCATGAAAACTTTGCAGAATAAGAAAGAAGACGCTACTGAAGCTGATATGGAAAAAATGGCTGAGATTATGCAGAATGTTATTGATTTCTATAAGAGTATCTTTACAGGTGATCAAAACAAAGAAGAAGTGGCTAAATGGGTCGAGTCGCAAGACTTTGAAACACTACAGTATGTCATGGAACAGGTAAATAACGCACAAAATGGACAAGTCGAGGGTTAAAACACTATCTGCTTCACCTGAGCTTACTAAAAGGCTTCAGGAAAGAGCAAAACAGCGAGAACAGAACGCTCTTGATGAAGAGTGGGTCGCTATTGCTGAGTTCGGTATGTATTTTGGCTGGGACGGTATACAAGCTGTATTAAAAGATGAAATAACATCCGCTGAAATGGAAGTATTGATAAAATCTGCCCGTAAAATAGCCACCAAAGACGTATACAAACAGGCTGAGTCCACATTTATCGCTATGATTAGTGCTAACCAAAAAGACTCAGTAAGTGCATTCAAACAAAATACAAAATCATATCTAAAGGAGCTTGAATAATGTCTGAAAATGTCGGTGCTATTAGCTATCTTGTTGAGATAGATACTAAAAACTTTACGGCTCAACTAAAAAGTGTAGACGGAGCGGTACAGAGCGTTGCTAAATCAAGCTCAAACCACTTCTCTAGCTTTGCCAGTAACGCTTCGAGTGCTTTTGATGGAGTAGCTAGTTCAATAGCAAGCCTTGCTAAAGTTGCCGGTGCTGCTTTACTTGGCGGTACATTCGGCGGCAAAGTATTTGTCGACGCAGCTTCCCAACTTCAAAGTTTACGAGCCTCATTTGAAAGCCTAACAGGTTCAGTAGAAGAAACTAACTCTGTAATGAATACTCTCTATAAGTATGGTCTACAGACTGCGTTTAAGAACGAGTCTATCCAACAAACTGCTAAGATGTTCCTCGCTAACGGTGTAGCTGTAAAAGACTTGATGGGCTGGATGCAACAATTAGGAGATGTTGCTGGTGCTACTGGTGCTGACCTTACTATGCTTGCACTTCCTCTAACACAGGCTATCGGTAAAGGTAAACTGCAAACACAGGACTGGTATCAGATAATCAACCAAGGTGCTGGTGGCTTGCAGAAATATATCGTTGCGGCTCTTGGTGCTGGGCATTCCACAAAGACATTCCAAGATGACCTAGCAAACGGAGCTGTTACCGCTGATGTACTGAGAAAAGCACTACAAATGGCATCGGCTGAGGGTGGTATGGCATTTAGGGGTGCTATAAAACAAGCTGAAACCTTTAACGGTCGTATGTCTAACCTCATGGAGGGAATAACAAATGTAGGTCTTGCAGTCCTTGGAGTGGATGCTGCAACTGGTCAAGTACAGGCTGGCGGGGTGTTTGACCAGCTATCAAAAGCAGTACAGCAAGCGACAGAATGGCTAACAGATAACAAAGAACAAATAACTGCTATAGCTAAAATAGTTATAGATAACGCAATACCTGCTATAGCAGGAATAGCAGCTGCATTTGTTGTCGCTAAAGTAGCAGCTATTGGCTTCAGTGTTGCTGCTGGAATTGCTGCTGGCACTATAAGCGTACCATTCTTACTGGTAGCGACGGCAGTTTCAGCCGTTGCAGCAGCGATCACATTTTTGCAAGTGAAGTTCGGGCTCTTTACACCTGTAATACAGTTTTTTACTGACCTTTGGAATAACGTAGTTACAGTATTTAATACGTTCTTACTCCCAATATTACAAATAGTATGGAGCTTCATTGCCAACCAGTTAATGAGTGCAATAACTAATATTCAGCAAGCTATTGCGCCTTGGAGTGAGCAACTAAAAATACTGGGTATAATTATCGGCGTATCAGTGATTGCCCCGATAATAGTTGCTATAGGAGTATTTGTAGGGTTTATATCTATTGTTGGAGTAGTTGTAGCTACCATCGCAAATGTCATATCGTGGTTCATAAATATGGGGTCACAAGTTACTGCTGCATTTTGGCGAATTGTTGGTTCAGTTGCGCAATTCGCATCTGCTGTATCTTCGGGCACCGACTCAGCAAGAAATGCTTTCAGCAATATGTTAGCTGGTATAACTGGGATTGTCACAGGTGCAATAGGTTCTATGTATAACTCAGGGAAAGCACTTATTACTGGATTTGCAAACGGCATTAGAGACGCTTTTGAAGGAGCAAAACAAGTAGCAAAAGATGGTCTTGAAGCCGTTAAACGCTTCTTCCCGCACTCACCTGCTAAAGAAGGTCCATTCAGCGGTCGTGGTTATACTACATACTCTGGCGCGGCTTTAATGCGAGGATTTGCTGAGGGTATGGCTTCACAGCAAGGATTACTCAAAAATACGGCTGGAGGCACGTTATCGGGTGTTCTAGGCACGTTTGATAACCTAACTAGCCCTACACTCGGGATAGACGGTACAGGCTCTGTAGGAGGCTCATATGGCTCTAGGACTGCTAATATAACAAATAACTATGTAGTAAACAACCAAGCCGACGCTGAGATTATATCTAAACAACAGGCGTATGCTATGGGGGCTGTATGATCAACAAAGTAGTAGTGAACGGTGTAATATTTAGTAAAGATGGCTTGACCCCGTTTTGGTTCAAAAAGATTACAGGGTTAGAGTCGGCACAATACCGCAATACCATTGTCATTTACTCAGACCGTAGCGGTGCGACTGTTCCGAAGCAATTAAAAGGGCAGAGGATTATCACGCTTGAGGGAGGGCTTGATGAGGATAGTTGCAACGACCACTTGCAATCAAGGCGAGATTTACTGACCGCTCTTGGATTTAACGAGTGGAAACCTGTTGACGTTTATTTAAGTGATGGGCGTATTCTTAGGAACTACTGTAAGTTTGACACCCCTAACCTACCGATTGAAGCGCAGACCTACACAGACTTCCAGCTTATCATGCTCTGTCGCTACAATGACTTCGACGACGTATCTGGTGGGACTGGAACTAATACAGCAGAAGTCCGCAAGGTTACATCTGGTGGCTGGCGTGAGTACGAAAATAGTGGGTGGAGAGAATACACTGGCACAGGATTTAGAGAATATGCGGGCGAGGGAGCGATCAACGCTGTAAACACTGGTACGACCAACGCTTACCCTATAATCTACATTAGAGGCTCGGTACAGAATCCTATTATCCGAAACACCACGACTGGTGAGCAGTTTAAGATTAACATCACGACATCTAGCACTGACGTTATTAAAATCGACACAAGACTACAATCTACTACTCTAAACGGCGGAAGTATCAACGCTCTCGTAGACCCTAGCTCTAAATACTTCACCCTTAAACCAGGTGATAATATGCTTGAGTTCTTTAGCGATGCTGGTACTGGATATGCTGAGGTTACTTGGCTCGGTGCTTACGGAGGAATATAGATGGATAACAAAGGCTTCAGTATCGAGCTATACAACTCGCAGAATGCAACGCAGACGTTCATTGCAGATATTACTAGGCTCTGCAAAAACGTATCGGCTACAATACGGCTAAACAACGTATCTGATTTATCATTCAGTATAGAGATTGAGTCGTGGAAAGAGTTTTGTGAAGACTCAGGTATTGACGCTGCGACCGCATTTAAGCCGCTTGCAAGCGAGATTAAAGTAAAATATAACGATATATACCTACCTCACGCTTTTGAAGTACAGACCGCTCCAAAAAGCTATGGGCTAGATAGCAAGGTACTAACGATCAACGCTCGTGATACAGCCATTAAACTGTCAAGACGAGTAACATTTCAATCTTTTAGCGCCGTAGATAGTGCAAAGATAACTAGGGATATGATTACCTATACTCAGGCTAAGACATATGGCAACTTCGGTATAACTTTCGGCAATACATACCTCACAGGTGTAGCGACAGACCGCAAAGAGTGGACTGCTACTAGTAAGGTTATCCTCGACGCTATTAAGGAGCTATCAGATGATGTATCAGGTGGTTTTGACTTCTACTTCGACCATGACTGGAAGTACTACACAATGGCAACTAGAGGTTCTATAAAAGACAAACCGTTTGTATATGGCGGTGATACTTCAAACGTGATTAGCATGGAAGTACCAGATGACGGTACGATTATCGCCAATGCAGTATATGTTGTTGGGAACGGTATCGGCAACCCTGTCATATCAGACCCAAATACTGATACTACAAGCGCGATTACCTATAGGTTAAGTGAAAAAACCCTCTCATACTCAGACGCAGCCCTTGCAAGGGCTAACCAAATCTCGCAAAGAGAGGTGCGAGATAGGAAAGACGGCTATTACCTACCTAAAATCACCGTATCTCAGGAAGAGCTAGACCCTACTACTATCTATGTCGGTGATACAATACCCTTCCAATGTAACGATCTACTATCTCCATTTACTGGTAACGGACGGATTAAAGAGCTAGGCATCTCGCTCGATGATAACTTCTATGCTACGTTCACTTTGGAGCTATTAAGGGCATGATAGTACAAGATACGATTGAAAAGTATATCAGCTACGCTCAGGAGCTTATTAGGCGTATAAAGTCCTATCAGAAAATCGAGAGTAGCGAAATAGTCAACCAACTATCAGCCTCTACAGCTCAATATGATGTTTATTTTCACGCAGACTATACGCAAGACATATCGGCGATGTACAGAGTATCGTTTATTCCAGAAAAAGGCGGTACACCATATGTAGAAATGGAAACGCTAGTAGGCGGTCAATCTATCTATATCGGGTTCGAGTATTTTGACGACCCAATAGAGTGGACTGATAGGATTACCAAAATAGTGTACTTACGCAATAGGTACTTTAACCTCGATATATTCTTGAAGTTTAGGTTCAGGTCAATAGCTAAAGGGACGGTGTTGGTAGAGCAGATATGAAACAGGACAGTACAGAGAATGAAGTAAAGCATATAGAGGACGAGACGCTCCGTGTTAAGGCAGAGCAACCGTTTTATGACGGTCAGCTCGATATGAAGATAGTTCAGTCCTCTAATTCGTATGATTACTATTTCCCTGGTAGTTATGTAGCAGGTAGGTCGCAAAACTTCAGATGTAAATTTACCGCAGACACGCAGGAGTTACCGTTCTGTCAATTTTACCCTGTAATAAAGGACGGTAGTGGCAACGTGTACTCGTCTTATGCTATCAGCTGTTTAGAAGCAACAGATGGAAGCATAAACTATTCTAGTGGCAAAACGATAACCTGTAACTTCAATACGGGTATAGACTATAATTACACTAGCAGCACCTTCTATGTGAAGCTGTATTGTATCGCATCAGATAACGGAACAGTAACGGTGGAGTCAAGATGATAACGAAAGATACAGTAGTAACAATATTAAAGCAGTGCATAGATAGCCTTGAGACACTTGCTAATGCACAAAGGCTAGGCGAAAAAACTGTCGTCAATAAAATCAGCAAGTCTAGTAATTTATATGATTACACAACCTACTTGCCAGCAAATGACTACACTAAAACATTCACGCTCACTGCTCAGACAAAATCTGGAAATACGTCTGCGATTAAAATGCGCTACTACTACACATGGGATAATCCTAATGTTATGGCTGGCGCGCTAGACCATTCAAATATGCCAGGTCGTACCCTTATGCCCAATTATGGAATACCAGAAAAAGGGGTATTGAGGTGGAACTTTAACGCTCGAAATAACGATACGCCGCACACATTGTATGTAAAGTTCTCATTTGAGGGTACTGATGACGTGACGTGGACGATAACGTAAATTGGTAAAATAAGAATAGGAGATAATACATGGCAGCATCAACAAATATTTATGGATTTAACATCGGAGGAAACAACAATTCCTTTGACCAGCGTGGACACTTTTATCGTGGAGTATTTTCAGGCAATGTGACTGGAATGCTCGTAAAGCAAAACTCGACCCCAAACATGACAGTGTTAGTAGAGCATGGTTCGGCTCTACTCAATAAGAACACAACTAGCGCAAGCGTAGCGGAAATTAAGAGCGATACATCAGTAACTATCGATACCGCTAACACATCAAACCCTCGTATAGATACTGTGGTTATTTATGAGGATACTTCAGTAGCTATCCCAACATTAGAGGCTAACTACTGGCAAGACGGAGCTGGTGGACGATTTAAGATCGTATCTTTGCCTGGAACTGCAGCTGCTTCACCTGTTGCACTGAGCGACGCTAGTATTCAAACTGCTATAGGAGCAGGTAAACCATGGACACGACTTGCAGATATTACTGTACCGACTAATTCAACTACCATACTTAACTCGAACATCGCAGATAAAAGGAAAGTAATATCACCAAATGTATCTAATTATGGTACTGCTGGAGTGTTAACTGCTGATGCAAATGGTAATGTCTCGGCAACGAGTATGTTCTGGGAGGAGATTGGTCGCACAACGCTTAGTGCCAGTGGTGGATTAATCACAATTTCGTCACTTCCATTGCGGAAATATTTGAGGATTATTATCACGACCCAAGCAACTGGCGGAACGATACGACATATTTTACGACTTAACAATGATACCGGCTCTAACTATGTGTACAGATATTCTGCTAACGGAGGTGCTGATGGCACGGTAGCCTCGCAAACCAATATAGGGGTGGATTTTTCAGCAGGCGCATACCCTTACTTTATTGAAATCGACGTCGTCAACATCTCTTCTCAAGAAAAGCTCTTAATATCACATTCAAGCGAACAGGGAGCAACGGGCGCAGCTAATGCTCCAAACAGAATCGAAGTCATTGGAAAATGGGCAAATACTTCCTCACAAATTAACCGAATTGACATATCGAATGGTGGTACAGGAAGTTTCGCAGCAGGGTCTGAGGTCGTAGTATTAGGCCGTAACTAGCCATTTATAATTTAACAGCGTACTGAACAGCTAAACATGACGAAAAAAACTCTCGAAGAATACCAGATACAAGAGATTGCTCGCTCCGTATTTAAGGAGAGTTCGGGTGATTTCGTGCATCGTGGTGAGTATGACCTGCACGTTGCTGAAAAGAGCGCTATGATGACGAGCCTCACTAGGGATATTGGTACGCTTCAAAAAGCCGAAGAGGAACGCCTGAAAGACAAAAAGACGATGAAGTTCCAGCTGACTGGCGTTGCTATTGGTTTCGTGTTTCAGTTCATTATCTGGGCGATTGTTGCGAGTAATGGCTTCAAGATAGGAGGTAACTAAGATGGGTGAAAATACATCTAACCGCAAGAGCTTCACAAGTCGGTTTTTGACGCTCGGTATACTTTTTGCACTATGCATTAGCAGTTATAGTCTGTTCAAAGTCATGACATTGCAACCGGGACAAAAGACGACTATCGTACCCGGCGTTACCGTACAGAAACCAGAGAGGTCAGTCCAAGATACCTATGTCAGCGACAACAATGAGCTGGTCGTGGTATATAGCGATGGCTCAACCAAGAACCTTGGCTCATATAAGGGTCGTGATGGGGAGAACGGTGTGAGTGCGAGCATTTCTAACGTCGATGTCCAGCAGGCGGTAGAAAAATACTGCGCCAACGGTCGCTGTGACGCCAAGAAACCCACACCAGAAGTGGTGCTAGCGTCAGTCCTCGATGCTTGTGGCGGTAATTGCAAGGGCGCAAATGGCAAGGACGCTCCAGCGGTCACAAACGAGCAAATCTACGCTCAAGTTCTCTCATACTGCTCAGACGGCAAGTGTAAGGGTGATACAGGTGCGACTGGCGCAAGTGGACTAAATGGACTAAATGGGGTTGATGGGCACACTCAGCAGCTCGCCTGTATTATCACGACTGAAAACAACACCACCGTCCGCTATTACTCCGCTAAATATACAGATGAACCTGACTCAGCCTACCTGACGTGGGCATACCGCACCAGACTACCAAACTGGTTTCAGCCTAATGATTGTATAGATATGCGGAGCGCATGATGAGAACGCAAATCAATCGAGTGTCTGACATGATACTAAATGCAACTATCTTTTCTATAGGTATCATCTCGATAATTATTACTATATTCGTATTCAACAGCCTTAATTTCGCTAATATGTCAAAGGACGAGGTTGACGAAGCACAGACCTATACCAGATTTAATTCTTGCGCCATTGCACAACGATCGTATAAGGGTGCAGCAGCACTCAACAAAGCGGAACTCGATTATTGCTGGGATTTAGCTGAAAAAGCTACCCATTTCAAAGTAGAGCGATATTACGGAAAGGAAATAAAGTAAGGAGGTAATATGAGCTACAATTATATGACTAATAGGGACAGCCCGAATTATACGCCTTATGCGTCAGTTCCAGCGGTATACGGTATGCCGAGGGTTATTGAGGGGGTGACATTACACCACTGGGGCGACCCTAATAACAACCCACAGTTCGGAGATGTTGTGAATTATCTATGTCGAGCTGGCGGTAACACCTCAGCTCACTATGTCGCAACTGGTACGGGACGACAGGTGGCGTGCATTGTAGACCCTGCTAACGTCGCATGGCACTCAGGATCGGCATGGGGCAACGCTAAGACAATCGGTATCGAACTCGACCCACGAGCAAGAGATGAGGATTACGACGTAGCTGCTGAACTCGTCGCTGATATTCGCTCTGCTTACGGTGACGTGCCTATTTATTGGCACTCGTACTTCGTGGCAACGGCGTGTCCAGGGGCGTGGAACGCCGAGCGTCTTGATGAACTGAGCTACACGAAGTATTCTCACGCTACTGAATGGGGACAAGGTGGGAATAAGAACCAGACCCCAGCTCCAGCTCCAACTCCTGCGCCAGAACCAACTCCAACACCAGCGCCTCTTTACAAGCTAGTCGTCGATACTAAGCAAGTAGCTGCCTACTCATCTGATAGCAACGCATATAAGGGATGGGTACAGTACGGCTCACGAGGTAAAATCTTCTACGATGGTAGCGATTTAACTCGATCAATACTTGAGAAGTTCGCGCCAAGCCCCACTACTGGTCAACCAGACAGTGGTGCGCCTGTCGTGGATAAGCTGGACTACGAGGCAACCAAAGCTCGTGTTACAGCACTTGAGAAAATCGTGCAGACTATCGTCGAGTTTCTATCTAATCTGTTCAAAGGTTTTAATAAATAAAAGGAGAAATATGGACACTCTTAATAATCAAGTAATCAGCATCATCCGTACCTTTGTCCCGGTTCTTGTTGGTCAAATTATGACCTGGTTTGCAGCAAAGGGTATTCTTGACTCTGAGGGGAGTATCAGCTCACTGCTCATTACTGGATTAACGCTACTATTCACGACATCGTACTACGCGATTGTTCGGTTTTGTGAGGTGTATCTGTCTCCTAGGTTTGGCTGGTTAATCGGATACGCAAAACGCCCAGTATATACTGAAACTAAGGTTAACTAGCGATGGAAACCCTCTCGACAAACGAAGAGTTGCGAGAGTGGGTAGACAATGCAATACGAGACTCTGATGTTTTGGCGCATCAGAGTCTTTTTGTCGTATCTTGGAACTAATAAGGGAGGAGGAGGAATGAAAGACGTACACCATATAATGAACCCGCAGCGAGTACATGAGATATATCCTCAGTCGGCGTATATCCGCAACGCTATGCTCGTCAGAGATATGCCACGCCATCTGCACGAGCTGCTGCACAGAAACACCTCTCCAATCCCACTACTCGGCTATTACGCCTTGCAGCGCGTGGCAAGGGATATGCAACCATACTATGAAAATCCACTAGAGTCTATCGACGACTTCTCTTTTGCCGTAGACTTGGCGAACAAACATCCCAAAGCAAAAAGGGTCGAAAGGATGCTCGGGGAACTGACTGTTGAAACCGTAAGGGAGCAAATACCATTTATAAGGAGGGCTTTATATGAAAGAGAAGCAACCAAAGTTTGAGTCAAACATCGAGCGTAACAACATCCGAGTAACCTACGACATAGGACACCAGGCGGTACTATTCGACCTATTTAACACAACTCTCTATGAGCACTCAGAGAAGTATAGGCAGTTCGACCACATATTTAGGTCTGATGATAATGATGAGAGTGGAGTATATTTATTCAGAGAGAACTTAGGAGAACTATACGACAGTTTAGACAGCATGTATTTTACGAAGATTAGGACTGCATACCCTTCGGAGGTTGATGAGAAGGCTTGGCTTGATCTACAGGATATGCGACTGCAGGATGACCTAGAGGAGTTTGAGGAAGACGGATATAGTGAGTGAGTTTGTAGCACTAAACCAATCAAACTATTTTGAAAGCTCCAGGCATTTGCTGAGTGATGTATTATAGCTGTAATTGATACCGCTCATTGTCTGTATCGCTAAGTCGGTTATAACTCCATCTTTAGAAACAATGAACTTATCCTGCTCTGCAACTTCAATACATGGTGAATAGTCGTGTCGTGGTGCTATCGTGATACCTAATGTGATACCGATGAGCAGTCCTACAATAATATAAAGAGCAAATACAGCGTGCTTTGCGTAGTCTGGTGTTCTATTGATTTTCATGCCTTATCCTTAGTTAAGTCTAATATTATTTTACGACCGCATTTACACTTGTTATAGATTAGATACTGATTGCCACCTGTATACTTTGGATTATCAGCCATAATCAGCTCCTGTGTGCGTTTGTATACATGTTCATGCGTATCTTTACTGCTATCTGCTAAACCAGCCTCAGAGCGGCTTATATGCTCTTTCAGCGGTACTTTAGGCTCTACCTCATCGTGAATAGATGGGTCGTACTCTAAATCTTTAAGTAGACAGACCGCTTCGAGATATTCTTCAAAGCTTTTGCCTTGTGAATTGTTGGCGTGTAGTGCTTTGAGCGTGTTGTACTGCTGGACTGTTAGCTTTTTCATTACTTGCAAAATGCGTAAGTGACATTATCAGCGAGTAGCTTTGACGCTACATATGATTGGAATTCAGGGTCGTATGGGTTAGAACTACGCACACCATATCGTCTTTCAATGTAGTCGAAATCTTCATACGAAAAGCCGAATATACCCATGCCTTTGTTCCCCCTGCTGTTCGTATAGTTGAAAGACTCATTCATACCACTGACGCAGGTTGCATAGCTTACAAGCGTGTCAGCGTTTACACCTTGCTTCTCTGCCATAGCGCGTACAATCTTTTCTACACGGCTCATCTCAGGAACTACTGGAGCTTGGGCTGGCTCTGCTACTTTAGCCTGCTCAACGACTGGTTGCGTAGGCTGTGCTACTTCATCAGTAGGCACAGCAGGTGCTTGGGTAGTATCATCCGGTGTTGAGACTTGCTGCTCTGCGGTGACTCGCCTTGTGACTTCATTTTTGCTTTGAGGCTGTACAGTATTACGACTGAGTGCAAATGCTCCAGCTCCTACTGACGCTACAGCTACGACACTGGCAACTATGATTAGCTTTTTCATTATAAACTCCGTATCCATTTAGACCACTTCCACTCATAGCTTCCAAATAGTAAGTTATCGTGAATGATTTTATCGGTAAGCATTTGGTCGAGCATACCTTTGTTTTCTAGGTTGTCAATTTTATCTAGGTTAGCCATTATGCAATCCTCACGTCATGGATTTCATATCTATTATTGTTATCATCGGTTAGGATAACATATCCGTGCCGATTTCCTATTGTGCTTTTAGGCTCGTTAGTACGGCTGTAGATAAACTCCTGAGATTCCTCAAGCGTCTTATATGCCTCTGAGCTGATTTTACCGTTTACTGTTACTATGTATATAACCATTTTATAGTCCCTTCGTTTACTATATTTGAAGTATAGCATAAGCAAATGTCAAAGTCTAGTGTAATATTGCAAATTGTGGAAAAGTCTAGTATCCTCAAGATAGTGAAGCGACCACGACAAGTATAGCCTCCACGTTATGCTCTTGTCCTTTCGTTCGCCGGTAGTGTCGCATTCTCCCTACCGGCACTCTAAAGAAGCTCCTTACTACCCTAGGGGCTTTTTTAATGGTTGCTATAATTAAGATGGCGGATAAAACAAACATAAACTCCACACCTCGCAAATTGTTATTACAACCGCCTTAAGCGATCCCTTCACACAATCGGGGGTCGCTTTTTTTATATTGCTTATATTTAATTTGTTATGCTATAATAAAAGAGTAGTGATAATAATTTAAGTATGATATGAGTCAGCCAGTCACTGCAACTTAAATTGCTGGCTGGCTTTTATCATATATGGAATAGGGGTATTCTTATGGAAACTTTGCAACGCAAAGAGTTTAAAAAAATACGGAACAGAAATAGCTTTAGACAAGTCATTGATAACATGCTTGTAAGTCAAAGCAATAAGTGCAATCTATGTGAATGCGACCTGTTCATATATGAAAAGTGCTACTATTCGTATCCAAAAAAGATGTATGAGCCTGGAGGTGTTCTTTATGGGATGAATAATTATTGCACGATGAAAAGAGCTATATATGAAGTTGATCATATTATTCCATTAGCAAAGGGCGGGACGAACACGGTAGACAATTATCAACTCTTATGTAGGGCGTGCAATATTAGGAAGGGAGTAAAGATATGCTAAGAAATATCCCTTTTTATGCGAGTTTGCTTGGTCGTGATATGTCTGACGGTAGAAAATCTAATAACGGTATGGTTCTCGTGTATGGAGCGATAGAGGTTCATGCAATGGGCGACAAAGGATGTATTGCAAGCAATGGTCTAATAGCAAAAGAAACTGGTCTATCCACAGGAACAGTTGCAAACTATGTTTCACTGATGAATAAAAGTAAGTGGGTAAAAGTAAATACTAGAATTAAAGGCAAGGCAATCGAAAGAGTGAACATTGAGCCGATGCTGAATATAGCCACCCCATCACACCACAGTGATACCCTTCACACTGAGATGATACCCCCTTCATCTGGAGATGATACCCCCCTTCACACTGAGATGAATATAGATAACAATATAGAAAACAAACAGAATACAACTATACAGTCAAGTTCTAAAGAACTAGACGTCGCTCATTTATGGATATGCACATTATTTAGTAAAAATACCAACAAGTATAAGCTAACTCCTAAACGCAAACAAAAACTACGACTACGGCTTAAGGAACTCGGTAATCAAGGAATTAAAGATGCGTACAACAACATTTTTATGAGTAACTTTCATCGTGGTGATAATGATAGAGGATGGAAAATAGATGATGACCCATACTGGCTACTGGAAAACGCCGAGAGAGCTGAAAAATGGGCAAATAAAGAAACAGTTGAAACAATAAATGGAATACCAACTAATATTGATCTTTCAAAAGCAGGAGTACGATAATGCTACATAACCCCACAGAAGCCAAACAATTTACATGGATGATTACAACGCTATCATCTAAAAAGAACGCACCGTCAAGCAAATCAGTAGAACACATGAAAGCAGGCTACGGATATTACATGCTAGAAGAGCCAAGCGCAGGGCGTGACTTTTATGTAGTGGCATTCAAATACTTTGGTGGTGAAACAAAAGACAACTGGCAGCAATCCTCACCAGAGCAAGAAAAAATCCTTGATAAAATGGATAGCTACAGATACTTTACGCCGCTAACGATGGAGAGAGAAAAACATCTAAACTCTTGATTGCTACGCTTGCTTATGCTACACTAAAAGAGTAATAAACGAAAGGACAAAAGAATGAGTAAAGTAACTATCAAAGTAATCAGTAAAGAATACGCTTTGGGCACGACTGACGGCGTGAGCTACAGTGTATATCCACGAGGTTAGGTTATGAAAGAAATCTACAAAGCACTTGCTAACTTCCAACAGGAAATTGGTACACTACCAAAAGACGCATCTGGGTATGGATATAAATATACCGAACTATCTACTATAGTCGAAAAATCACTCCCACTACTTAAAAAGCATGGGCTAGGGTTCGCACAACCTATGAGCGGAACAGCAGTTAAGACTATTCTATTCCATGCTGAGAGTGGCGAGTCGATCGAAAGCTCTCTAGACATACCGCAAGGAGTAGAACTGAAGGGTATGAACGAGTATCAAGCACTCGGCTCAGCTATCACTTATCTACGCAGGTACTCACTGGCAAGCATTCTCGGTATTGTCACTGATGAGGACACAGACGCGCAAGGCGAGCAGACTGGTAAACGTGCGTATAAGCCCTCTACAGGCGGCAAAGCAACCGAAAAGCAGCTGAACCTTATTCGTACTCTTGGACGCCAGCAAGGTATGCCAGACGAAGCCCTAGAAGCTCGTATCGCTATGATTGAAACATCACAAGAAGCAAGCGAAGCAATCAGCAAGCTAAAGGGCGAGTAGCATGAAGGTGAAGCTAAACCACACGATCACACTAAGGCGAGGGAGTTCACTGAACTTCTTCGCCGACATAGACGGTGAACATACACCAAAGCTCTATATATCTCGCACCGCTCCAGTAGATGATAGCGGGATAATAGACGGTGAGCTGTACAACAATCTACCAGTCAAAGATATAGAAAAGCTGATGAACGATATTAACAAGCTAGTAAAAGAGTTTAATAATAACTAACTCTGTACGATTGGAGAGAGTATGAACAGCCAACTTTTAAACACTATTGCAGAAATTAGACAGGCACTTGATGATAATAAGGTTAGTACTGATACATATGCTGAACTAAGAAACATCTTTATAGAAGCAGTACGACAAATAGAAGATATTAGTTTAAAGACTGGTGAAGATTATCTACTATTAAAATGGGGTACATGGAAGAATTGGAACTCGGAAAACACTAAGATAAAAAAACTTATGCAGGAGTACAACGACTTAGGAGTAAATGTATCAGCTATGGAACAGAAAAATACCCCACGCCAGAAAGATATACTATGCGAAGTAATCGACCTTATAGATGGTGTGATACAGAATGACTGGGACGGCAATTACTACACTAAAGAAGAAGCGAAGAAATATGTCATGGAGTATGATGTATGATCACAACTAGCGATGATGTAGTCTACGAAGAAGATGAAATAATCCAGTGGATACACGACTGGGTTAACGGTATAACAGAAGAAGATTACGAATTGTTATAAATATGCAATAAGAGGTTAAGGTATAAACAGTCATGAGCGATAAGTACAGACTAAAGAGTAAAGACCAGAGCAAACTCGTCAACTATGGAGTCACTTGTTTAACTTGTGGTAAGCATGAGACAAGACAGAGGGCAGCGTTCCTGCCGATACCGAACCCTACCCCACTGATGGGCGGCAAACATACGAAACTGTCGTGTATTGTTGGCAGCCATAACTTCGTAGCAGATAGCTTAATAGAACCTAATAACTAGCATGAAAGGTGGAGATGATGAGTAAGAAATATGATTGGCTCGCAAACATTACACTTATATCGGCATTAGTGACGCTTATAAAATATAATGACAACTTTATAGTAGCGGTAGTTTTGTCGATAATAATCCTTGCTTCACTTGACTATAAATACAAAGACAACTGGTTAGAATAGTGGCAAAGGCCTGTAAAAATTGCGGCAAGCGGTCATATAATGAATACTGTATGCATCATAAGCCAAGAACACCCATTAAAGCACGTTCTAAGCCCCTACAAGCCACGAAAAGTAAAAAGACACATAAGTTATCAACCAAAGCTAAAAAGCCTCAAATAAAGCGTTCTAAAGCAAAAGATCGAGCATGGAAGGCGTTTAGTGACTGGGTAAGATTGAGAGATTGCCTCGCTACTACAGGTACTAGAGAATACGGAATATGTATCACCTGCTCGGAGCGTGGCGACCAGTCATGGAAACCATACAAAGACTTACAAGCTGGACACGCAGTCGGTGGACGTGGCAATGCAGTGCTATTTCATGAACAGTTAGTGAACGCTCAATGCGGCTACTGCAATCGCAAACCACCTATGGGGCTAGGCGGTGATTATGGGAACTATGCGATCGCACTCATCAAACGCTACGGGCTAGAGCAAGTGGAGGAGTGGCAAAAGCTCCGACACGACACAAGTGTAAAGTATTCAATCGCCGATTTACTAGAGATAGAGCAAAAATACAAAGAAAGACTGTTACTAATAAGGTATAATAATAAGTAGACGGGTGGGGCTGTCTACAGTAAAATCGATTTTAAGAATAGCTCTCTAGCCCCAACTGGAGGGCTATTTTTATTGGGGGAATATGAGAATAAAAAAGATAAAGGGACTAGATAAGTTTTATATAACCGAAAACGGACTAGTATATAGGATAGACTACCAAGGTGATTTGATAGAGTGCAGGAGGCAGGTTATAGAATCAGGCTACGCCAGAATTGGATTAGTGAGCAGGGGAGTACAAAAGGATTACCTAGTACACAGACTGGTGGCATCTGCGTTTATTAAGAATGAGGATAATCTACCGATAGTTAACCATAAAGATTGCGATAAGCTCAATAATGATTATAGAAATTTAGAGTGGTGTACTCATAAGCATAATATGCAGCACGCATCTCGTTCTGGTTTATTGTCTGGTGATAAGAAAAATAAATGGAAGAGAAAGTTTATCCTAGTTGAAGCTCAAAAAATGTTAGATGATGGTATGAGTATAAATGAAATATCAAAAATTTATGGAGTGACAGCAGAAACGATACGCAAAAAAGGAGCAAAATACAGCAAAAGAGGAACTTTAATAAGAAAAGTCGGTATAGACAATATACGCTACATAATAAAACTGAGAAATGACGGGTTTTATTATAATAAAATATCTAAATTAACAGGGGTCCCACTTCATCAAGTATGCGACATATTAAAAATTGGCTTGTATAATTAGGTTGCTTATGCTATATTAAAAGTAGCTTACACGAAAGGACAAGCTAACCAGCGACACTATGCAGAGCAGTACGTCATAAACGCTATAAGGCACTCGCTGGTACACAAAACTAAACGCTATGGAAAGGAAAACTATGGCTAACAAAATCAACAAACTAAACAAAACAGACGCACCTAAAAACAAGCGTGACTTTACACAGGTAAAAGGTATCTTCATGCTCCTAGTAGTTATGAGTGCTATTTACTCAATCGCTACTATTGCACTCGGTACAGGAACAGAGATTGTACCAAAAGCTCTCACAGCTCCGCTTGCCTTGTGGGTGCTATGCCAGTTAGTAAACCGATTTACACGATAGTATAATAATACTTGTACATTAAACAATTCGAGTGCAGTAGTGCTGGCAAAAGGAAACTGGCTCGGTAGCTCCGAGTGCTGATACTAGGACCAGCAACAGGTACCGCAATGATTACAGAAGCATGAGAACTGGCGGCGTTAACTGGTAGGAGTAAATCCCCAGAGGTTTCGACCTTCGCCGTGAATGAGGGTGATGAGCTAATCCCTCGGCATTGCTGCCAGCACCATGCACTTGAATAAATAAGGAGAATACCAAGACCCGATACGGTGGGCGTAAACGGTCGAGTTATGAGAACCAAGATAATTACAGCTGTAGTGATAGTCTTATTTGCAAGCCTAGCGATATACAGCTATACAACGCAACAGAATAAACTTCACCTTCAACAGGTAGAATTACAAAAGCTCAATATAGACAAGAAAGTGCTTGAGAGCGAGAGCGTTAAAAGAAAGAGAACCATTGATAAACTGAACAGCAGAATAGAAGAATTGCATAAAAGTGGCAATGAAGATAAAAGTAAGATAGATGAACTAAATAAGCAACTTGATAATGCTATGCAACAACTTCAGGCAAAGGCAGAAGAAAAAAATCGTCTAGCCAAAGCAAGCACTGATGTTATCAATGTGGCAACAAATACCCGAGTAGCTAGTGCTTCTTCGATAAGCGGTTGTGATAATATCATTCCACTATTATTAGCGAATGGGATATCACAATCAGACCTACCCTATGCACTCAACATAGCAAGAGTAGAGAGTACCTGTAATAGCGCGGCACAAAATCCAAGCAGTGGAGCTTGCAACCTATTTCAGGAACTCAGTTGTGGGAAGTGGGGTGGACTTGCAAATACGCCGGCACATATTCGAGGAGCTGATAACTACGCTAAAACTAGGTATGGCGGCTGGGCTAACGCCTGGGCTGCATGGCAAAGCAAGCACTGGTGGTAGACAAAACGAATAGGAGTTGGGTACATTGCGAGAGTACCCAACTCATGCTATAATCAATAGTGTAGTTTAAGGGACTATACAATCAATTGATTACGAAAATACGTCGATAGCCCTTAACTGTCGGCGTATTTTTATATGAGGTATTATGACAAGATTAACAGGTAAGGTAAAAAGAATTTGTAAATATTGTAGTGATGTCTTTTTCGTATATCCATGCAAGGTTAAAAACAATCAGGGTATATTTTGCAGTAGATACTGTAAATTAAAATCACAAGGCGGATTAAGCAAAAAGCATGGGATGTCTTTTACTAGAGAATATAATTCGTGGCAATCAATGAAAAAACGCTGTTACTACGAGAAGTGTCCTAGTTTTCCTAGATATGGTGGTCGTGGCATAAAAGTCTGCGATCGTTGGCTAGAGTCTTTTCAAAACTTTTATGATGATATGGGTGAGCGACCAAAAAACATGACGTTAGACAGAGTAGACGTTAATGGTTGGTATACACCGGAAAACTGTAAATGGTCAAGCCCAATGGATCAATCAAAAAATAGAGAATGCACACAATTGTACGACATATTTAATGAACGATTGACTCTATCTGAGATATCAAGGAAATATAATATTAAGTTTGCAACGCTATTTTCAAGGTATAAGCGGGGAATGACATTTGAAGAAGCAGTGACTAAGCCAGTAAATAAACGCTCCAAACCATAAAACTATTGCACTCTACACTTGCTTATGCTATACTAAAAGTACAACAAACGAAAGGACACAATATGAACGACTCACTAAACATTTACAACTTCTCAGGCTTCGGAGTAGTTATGGAGGACAACTGCATGACTATTAGAGGCGTACAGCTTGCGGACATTCTCAACGAATACTCTGTAGAAGAGATTGTAGACGCACTCTGTGACGCTGACAAAGACGCTGATGTAGTTGATGAACTAGCTAAACGAAGCGAGGAGGAGTAATATGCTCTACCAAGTAGATACAGGCTCTGGGCTTACCGGCATAAAATACATAAACGCTGACAGTGAAACCGAAGCGCAGGATAAAGTAAAAGATATTCTATTCGACAAAGAATTATACTCAAACTGCTGCGGTGCTGGCGATATATACGATGGCAACCTAGATAATAACGAAGGTGTCTGCGCTGATTGTGGCGAACACTGTGAGATGGAGGAAAGCTAATGGATAATGCCTATGACAAAGCAATAAAAATACAACTTGCAGAAGATATTATTGCAATAGCAGAAAATTATAACAGTTGGTCAAATCTAAACTCTAGCGCAGACTTATTTGCTCAGGAGGTACTTGATAGACTATTTGAGTATGGATTGGATATAGAGGGATGACCAACTATAACGAAAGACTAGATAAGATACTCACTACTGCATTTGATAAAGGATACGAAGTATCTCTAAATACAGTGGGATTAGCCGATGAAAAGTATATTGCCCATCAAGAGGCGATGGTATCTAAAGCCAAGCAACTCATCACCTCACTCACAAAAGAACTGGTGGCGGAAGCAAAGCCAGCCCATGTACATGGTACGACAGTTAGCAGCGGGCAATTTAATCGTGGCGTATATGAGTTTGAGAAGAACCTATTAAAAGCATTGGAGGAAGTATGAGCAAAGCACTTAATGTTCTCTATGAAAATGGATGGTCGCACGAAAAGCTGGCTATTCTGCTGGCTACATCTCGCCCCAGTGTTCGAGCGATATTGGCTGGCGAAAAGACACTAGGAGCACTAGAAGCTCGGTTAGTTGAGTCGGTAGCGAGTAAGTGTCCTAGCTACAAAGAGTTCAACAAGCGTGCTATACAACGAGAGATACTAAGGTTCGTGATGGAGGAACTATGACACCTACAGAACAAGGGGATGACCGAGCGAAGCTAATAATTGAGATGAGTAATTTGTTACATAGGCACTTTCAGGCGCAACGTAAGGCTACTGTTGAGGCGTTTGCTAATGCACAAGGCGACTTGGTTAATTTCATCACCGCCAATAGGAAGCGTGTGGTGTTAGAAGCGAGGATAGATGAGCTAGAACAGGTATACCCACAACTACAGAAGCATCATGGTGTCAGTGGTGAAGGAAACTATTACTATGATGACCGTATCGCTGAACTCAAAGCTCAACAGGAGGAGTTTGGAGATAATTAGCTCTAGCACTATACATCAGCTTATGCTACAATGAGGGTACACTAAACGAAAGGACAAGGGTATGGGTATTTTAGAAAAACTAATGGGTAAAAAACTTACGCAAGAGCAAAAGATACTGCGAACACTAATTAAAGCAGACACTTTCGGGGTAACAAACTACCAACTATCAAGACTAGCTCTAAAGTATACGTCGGTAATATCAGACCTCCGCAAAGAGGGTCATAATATCGTCTGCGTGAGAGAGAAGCTGCCGAACGGACGATCGAGCAATACATACAGATATTATTTAAGTAAAGTAAAGGATTAAACATATATGATGACTAAACAAGGCGGATCAACACTCGTTGAAACAATGGTAAAGAAATACGGTAGCCACGAAGCATACAGGCAAGCTATGCGAGAGCGAGCGACCAAGGGAGGTAAAAACGGTAATAAGAAGCTAAACCCAAACTACTCAGGTGGTTTCGCCGGCAAGACTGAATGCTACTGTGATGTAATAGCAGGACCGCACACTAAGCCACAATGCTCGGGTAAAATTGGTGGCGGCATTAGTAAGCGTGTGAGAAAGGCAAAAAATGTCTAAAAGCAAACTAGAAAAGTTCAAACTATACTTTGAATACGATAAGACCTGGAAGGAAGCTAAAACCAAATGAATATCATGGAAACCATCCTCGTCATACTTGCAGCGTATTGGGCGACGAGTGCGATCGTTTATTCAGACGGTCCGGGAATACTTTTCGTAAAGCTGCGGCACAAATACGAGTTCCTAGAGTGCTTCATCTGTACAGCTTTCTGGGTATCTCTCGCCGTGTATTTACTCGCTTATTTCGTGCCGATAGCAATCTACCCTCTGGCAATCGCTGGGGGTGCTTTGCTGTTAGATAAATTAAAGAAATATTAGCATTGACAATTCATTCCGCTAGTAGTTAGATAAGCGCATGAATCATAGTGGGCAATACGTTGAAGCTGGAAAACTCCGCTTCTATGTATCGCCCGAAAAGATAGCAGTAATGGACAACTTCCAGTGCTATAACATCTCACTTATTAGCGGAAGATATAAATCTCGTGTACCGCTGCTCGCTGGCAAGATAGTCCTCGGTCAGATAGACTGCTGGGAAAGCCTGCATAAGTCAATGAGCGAACACGACACCGAGGGTGATATAACAGTAAAGATATTCACCTTAACACCGAGTAGGAGAAAGTGGTTGGAATGGCAAATCTAGTAGTATACTCGGCATCATGTATGTCATGCGGCGCAAACGCTCAATATATGGCACGTTTAACGGCTCTGTACGGCTCGCAAAACATTAGACTGGTTGATACTCGGATAGAGCAAGAACTACGCCCCACACACGCTCGTATCGCTCAGGAGCTAGAACTATCTATGGATAGACTAAAACCTGTCGTACATATTGAGGATAATGGCGAGAATATTTATAAGGCATTAGCTGACGTATAATAAAAGTAGGGAGAAAATATGTCAGCAGATAACTATCTAACAATCGAGCGTCATAAAGGAAAATGGGCTGTAATGGACGGCTGTGCTTCTACTGACTGGAAACAACCCCGAATAGTATTTGCTACACGCGATGAAGCTATAGACGAAGCTCAAAAAATCCAAACTGAAGAAATTATTGAATACGGCATAGCGTATATTGAACCAATAAACAAGGAGGAGAACATCATGAACGTAACACATATCCAGGAATACAACGGAAAATCTATCGTAAAATCAAACGGTCTATACTACCTCACAGACGGAAGTGAGAAATCACTCACTGAAGCTGTAGGCTATAGCACTATCAAAGACCTTGTAGAAGCTAACGAAAAAGAAGCTGCTGCTAAGACCGAGAGTAAGCCTAAGTCTAAAAAGAGTAAGTAATGCAAAAGACCGTCCTCAAAGTCAGTGAGATTAAGAATAACCCTAACAATCCGAGGCTTATTAAAGATGATAAGTTCAAGAAGCTAGTCAAGAGCCTTAAAGAGTTCCCGATTATGGCGAAGAAGCTGCGTAAAGTAGTCGTCGATGAAGACAACGTCATACTAGGCGGCAATATGCGTTTCAAAGCTATTAAAGAAGCTGGCATGAAAGAAGTTCACGTTGAATACTTTACTCGTGAAGATGCAGAGGAGAACAACCGACTAGCAAAAGAGTTAGACCCCGAACACGTTGATAAGACATACGAAGAACAGTGCAGGGAGTTCGTCATAAAAGATAACGTAAGCGGTGGCGAATGGGATTGGGATATGCTTGCTAATGAGTGGGATGCTGAAGAATTAGAACAGTGGGGAGTAGATACCCCTGTGTGGAATGAAGATTCCCAGAAGATAGATACAAATAAAGAAATAGACCCCGAAAGTCTATTGTCAGGAGATACCGTTGAGTGTCCTAGATGTAAGTTTGAATTCGAGCCATAAGTTTCCCTATAAGTGGAATCTATCTGATGGCTACCCTACAGGGGGAATTAAATATCATGGTACAACTGTGATGACTACTTTCGCTTGTGGTGGCGGCTCTACTATGGGGTATAAGTTAGCTGGATATGAAGTTATAGCTGCTAATGACATAGACCCACAAATGGCCAAAGTCTACAAAGCTAACCACAACCCTAAACAATACTTTTTATGTGGAGTAAAAGAACTACTTGAAAGAGATGATTTACCACAAGTTGATGTGCTAGACGGTTCGCCCCCATGTTCATTATTCTCCACAGTCGGAGTTCGTGAGGAAGGCTGGCAAAAAGAGAAGATGTTTAGAGAGGGTCAAGCGAAACAAATACTAGACGACCTATTCTTTGACTTCATAGACCTAGCAGAGAAAATGCAACCAAAGATTGTAATTGCCGAGAATGTCAAAGGAATGTTATTAGGAAACGCTAAATGGTACACAAGAGAAGTAGTAAGACGATTCACTAAACTGGGCTATAGCTGTCAGGTATTTTTACTTAATGGTGCAACAATGGGCGTACCGCAAAGGCGAGAACGAGTATTCTTCATAGCTCATAGAACTGACATAACACTTAGACTAGATTTTAATGAGCCCGCAATAAAGTTCAGAGAAATAAGTGACTCAAGCGACAAACGAAGCAATCTCACAGAAACCTATGTGAGATATTGGCATGAAGCAAAAGAGGGCGGTTCGGTTGGCAAGTTCGTAAGCAAGCGCAAAGAGAACTGGAATCTAACACCAAGAACTGTTGTATCAGGAGGTAGAAATTACCACCCTCACTATGTGAGAGGGCTAAACAACAAAGAAATATCACAGATTGGTAGTTGGCCGCTTGATTATGACTTTCAGGGAATAGATGCACAGTACCTTATTGGCATGTCAGTGCCACCTGTAATGATGGCACAAGTAGCACATCAAGTTTATGAACAACTCATAAAGGAGACAGTATGAGCAAAACTACAGACCAAGTAAAAACACCACCAAACCCAACCGGCAAGGGTGGCTTCGCTGACAACCCCCAAAATCGTAATCCTGGTGGCTGGGTAAAGTCCGACACCCCACGTTACAAGCTAGAGCAGATGATGAAGCTAGCCGAACCAGAACTCCGCAAGATAGCTGAAGATAAAGAAGCGCCACTGTTTGAACGTAAACTCGCAACGGCAATCAACAAAGGTCAATGGCGTGAAATAAAAGAGATGATCCAAGAAGTCTACGGCAAGCCGAAAGAAAGCGTCGATCTAACTACAGGTGGTGAGCCTATGACGGCATTGGTGAAGTTTGTCGATGGCACAAGTCGAGATTAAGATACCAGTAGAATATAAAGCACTCTATGAAGATGGGTGGCGATATGTCGTGTACTATGGCGGACGCTATTCGTTGAAGTCTTATAACGTGGCACTCTCTCAGCTCATTAGAGGTAGACAAAAAAAGATGCGCTTTCTCGATACGAGGGAGATACAAAACTCAATCAAGGACTCTGTTCATAAGCTACTAGCCGACCAGATAGATCGCTATGGCTTTACTGATTATGAAGTACTTAACGACACCATACGCAACAAAATCACCGGCACTGAGTTTATATTTAGAGGCTTGCGGCATAACATCAACGAAATCAAGTCTATGGAGGGTATTGACGAAGCGTGGATCGAGGAGGGTCACTCAGTCACTAAGCAGAGCCTCGATATTCTACTCCCTACTATCCGCAAAGCTAACAGTCGCATTGTCGTAACATTTAACCGCCTAACAGAACTTGACCCAGTGTATGTGAAGTTCGTACAAGAGCCGCAAGAGAAGTGCTACACTAAGCAGCTTAACTATGACATCGCTGAGAAGTACAGTTTAATGACTGACGCTATTAAGCAGGAGGTAGAGCATGATAAAAAGACCGACCCTGCGTTATACGCTCACAAATGGCTTGGACAACCTGTATCGCAAACCGACAAAGCTATTGTAAGCCGAGACAGCGTTGTACAGGCGTTTAGCCGCGCTGTAAGCAACGATGGGGCTATTGAGGTTGGTGTTGACGTTGCTAGGTTCGGTAGCGACCGCACAGAGCTTGTGAAGCGTAAAGGCTTAAAAGAGATAGACCGCAGGACGTTTACCAAGCTCGGAACAGTAGAGGTAGTCGAACAGATAGAGCAATTTGTTGATTATGATAAGACCATCGCCATTAAAGTAGACGATACAGGAGTGGGCGGTGGAGTAACAGACCAGCTCAGCTCAAATGGTTATAACGTAATACCAGTAAACTTTGGCGGCAAGTCAAGCGATCCTGACAAATACCCTAATATCATCAGCGAAGCATGGTTCTATATGCAAGGTATTATGAAAGACATCTCGCTAGTGCAGGATAACGAACTACTGATGGAGCTTACTACTCGTGAGTGGGTGATGGATAGCAAGGGTCGTCGAGGCGTGGAGAGCAAGGACAGCTATAAGAAGAAAGGCTACCGCTCACCAGACAAAGCAGACGCCACGATACTTTGCTTTTTTACTCCGCAAGTAGAAGTCGTAGAGTATATGGACGCTTCGGATCTATTCTAAAACTATTGACAAAAGCATAAGCGTGTAGTATAATGATAAGTACAGTAGACGAAGCAATGACAATAAGACTTACTAAACTGATGACGCATTGTGAATAGACCCGCACGGTCAGCGTAACATTGCTAGAGCACCTAAAGACCCTGCCACTACCGCAGGGCTTTTTTATTGTCTATTGTAGTTCGGTATAATAAAGATAGACTACTAATACAGGAAACATAGATGAAGCTCAAGGAAAAACTAACGCCAATCAAAACGCTGCTGACTTGGGAAAGCATGACGCTTGTATCACTTTATATCGGACTGCCTTTTATCGTCTATGCCTATACAGACTGGAGACTAGCTCTGCTTACTTTGGTAGTGGTTAACTTCGCTCTGTTTTTCTTTTACACGAAGAGGGCTAACTAATGGGCATACTGACCAAATCTATTAACGGCGACAGAACACTCGGCTACACTGATACTCGTATGTATAACCCAGGCTATATTGGCTGGCATGACATCAGCGGTTACTACAATTCTAATAAGTACGATAACGTATTCCCATACATAGACCTCATCGCCTCTAAGTTCGCAGCGAAAGACCAGTACATGGTAAACGCTAAAGGTGAAAAGACCGCTGGCGATGACCCAGGCAGTGCTAACCTATTCTCTCGTCTGTACTACCCTAACGATCGTATGAGCGACTACGACCTGCGAGAAGCTATCGCAATCCTAGCGTTATTTGATAATAGGGCTATGTGGCGCGTGCATGGTAAGACGACCGTAAGGCGTGGTAAGAAATATATCCTCCCTCAAGACATCACAGGCTTCACTCCGCTATTCGGTGTAGTGACTGACGTAGTAGGTGATGAAGTTATTTACCGTCTGCCTAACAACGATGAGCTTGAGTACCACCAGATTATCATTGACGAGGACTTCAACCCTGAGGGCTTTGGACTAGGTTATTCTCCTACGAAAGCTGCTGAGACGTGGATTGACCTCGACGACTACCTATCCTGTCATCAAAAAGGCTTCTTCAAAAACGGTGCGGTTGCTGCCGGTATGTACAATATCATCGCTAAAAGCCCACAGGACTTCCAAGACATCAAGCGTGGCATCATTGCTAACCACCAAGGGGCTGGCAATAACAATAACGTGATGTTCAACTACACCCCTGTATCGGCTGACGGCAAGACCGGCACTGGTCAGATTGAGTGGATACCATTTAACCAGCAGAACAAAGACCTCGCACTAAAAGACCTATTCGACCAAGTAGACAAGCGTATCAAGCAGAAGTTCCGAGTACCACCTAGCATGGTTGGAGATAGCGAGAATAATAACCTATCTAGCGCACAAGTAGACCGTAAGAACTTCGCTATGGACGTGCTAGAGCCGTTTACAAAGAAACGCTGGAGTCGCTGGACGATGAACCTGAACCGTATTACAGGTGGCTTCGGTGGTGAGATTATGGCTGATGTTATTATCCCTGCTATCTCAGAGGAAAAGAAGTTTGAAGCTGAAACGAAACAGATTGACGCTGCGACTGTAACGAACCTCGTAGCACAAGGATTTACTGCTGAGAGCGCCATTGCATACGTTAAAAGCGGAGATATCGCTGACCTTGTAGAACAGGAAAAAGAAGTAGAGATAGTCGCACCAGATACAACTGACCTGACAGATATTCCTCACTTACCTGAAACGCCCCAGCAGCAGACTAAAACAGTAAAAAAAAAGATAGACCCAAAAGACCGCAATAGATTCGAGCAACGCCTAGCACTCGCTGTAAAAGAGCGTATGCAAGCGCAAGTAGATAAAGCTGCGGAGCTTATTAAGTCTAAAGCCATATCAGAGCAAAACCCTATAGACCCAGAGGAAGATATACTACTCACTGAGGCTATGCTCGCGGTGTTGTTAGCATTTATGCAGTATCAGGGCGACATCGAGCAGGTCAATAACGTCCGAGTAATGTTGAACGCTGGTATTGACGCTTCGGATGTTGGAGAGTTTACGCTTACTGGAGCGCAAAAGGCTGAGTATCGGAAGTATGTTGAAACGGTCGGAAAATCCTACAATGATGTTACACGTCAACAGATACAGAATACACTCGTAACTGCTAGAGAGCAGGGATTGAGCCGCGCAGAGATCAAGAAACAACTTCAAGGGCTGATTACTGACTGGCGGATTGACCGTATAAGTCGAACAGAAATCGGAGTGGCTGGCAATGAGTCGAGTATCTACAGCATGAAAAACATCTCGAAGGAACTTGGTGTCAAAGTTTATAAGGTGTGGCAAGTAAACTCCTCTACACCATGTAGCTTCTGTGCTTCTAATAACGGTATGCGAGTGCTAGTTGATGAGAACTTCTACAATATCGGTGATGTGATACACGACCACGATGGTGGTATGCTGAAAAACGACTTCAAAGACTTGTCTACCCCTAACCCCCACCCAGCGTGTCGCTGCAGTGTGTATTATGAGGTTGAACAATAATGGACTACCAGTTAGATAAACTATCACCTAAACAGAAAAAGGAGAATGAATAATGCAACTATGTAATAGCCAAGAAAACATCATTGTGCGCTGGGGATCAGTAGCTAACTTTACGGTTAGTTCAGACATCTCAGGAACGGCAACATTTAACGTCGGCAAAGAGACCGAAGTGCCAATCATCACTCACCCATTCACCATTACTAACGGTGTCGGCACTATCTCTCTCACCGAAACAGAGACATCAAAGCCACTCGGGGATTACAAGTATACGATTACGATTGCCGGTGAAGAACTCCCCCATGATAAAACAGAGCTGCCTAACTTTACCATTGCAGAAAGTATCGAACATCAGGAGACAGTGTAATGACTAACATTTCTATCAAGCAAACTACCCCTCATATCTCAATCAGGGCGAGCGGAAAACAAGGTCCACAAGGTCCAAAGGGCGACCCAGGTACTACCGACTATAACGAGCTAGAAAATCTACCCGACCTAACGCTAAAAGCAGACAAAGCTACCACTTACACGAAAACTGAGGTAGACACAGCACTTACCGGCAAGGCAAACACCGTACACACACACGTTGCTTCGGATGTAACAGACTTCAACTCTAGCGTATCCAACAACTCAGATGTCAGTGCAAACACTGCTGCACGACATACCCATGCAAATAAGACTGTTCTTGATGCTACATCAGCATCATACACAACAGCGGACAATACTAAGCTAGATGGTATTGAGGCTGGCGCACAAGTAAACACTGTTACATCGGTCAACACTCGTACAGGCGCAGTCACAGGGCTGGCAGAATCGTCAGACCTCACCGCTCATACATCGAACACGAGCAACCCTCATAGCGTCACGAAAGCTCAAGTCGGCTTGTCTAACGTAGACAATACGAGTGATGCGAACAAGCCTATCTCTACGGCTACACAAACTGCACTCGATAGCAAACAGGACAAAGACGCAACCCTCACCGCTCTGGCAGCACACAACACGAACGGCATACTCACCCAGACCGCAGCCGATACATTTACTGGCAGAACTATCACAGGCACAGCCGACCAAGTCACCGTCACAAATGGCGATGGGGTGGCTGGTAATCCTACGCTTAGCTTGCCACAGGATATACATACTGGGGCTACGCCTCAATTTAGCGGTCTTGTTATTTCCTCAACTGTTGGAGCGGCTACTTTGGTTAGACAGAGTGCAAATGATTGGTCGTCTGGGCTGAATGTTGGGAAGCGTGGTACAACTGGAGATGCAAATGCGGCGGTTGCTAATGGTGCTGAAATAGGCTACCACACATTCAGCGGATGGGACGGGAGTACGTACAAGAGGCTTGCATATGTAATAACAAAAGCAGCTGGAGCTATCACGCCAACAACTGGCGGTGGAATTTATCAAATAAATGTTAGAAGTGCGAGTGGGGTTGAGGGTACTAGATTGTCGCTAGACTCGGTTGCTATGAGCCTAGCGGTTAACTCCAACCCTAGTACAAACTCTACCTACACCCTAGGCACATCATCTCTCTACTGGTCTAATACCTACACAGACAGACTCTATCTCAACTCCACTGCTTACCTCGATGGTGGGACGGCTGGGGCGGTGGGGATTACGGGGAATGTGGGTATCGGGACGACCACACCAGCTCACTTCCTTGACGTATCAAAAACCGTCAACAGTCGCACTGCCTACGGCATAAACTCCACCATGACTGCCTCTACTTTGCAGTCAGACGTAGCCTCGACGGGTAATGACGAAACGTTCACCAACTCGCACTATGCATGGAAGTTTGTAGCTAGTGCCGCTCACACAGTTGGCTCAATCAGCGTTCGACTGAAAAAAGTTGGAACGGTGACGAATACCACCGACACGATACAACTCAAGATATTTTCGGACAATGCTGGGACACCAGATGCTTTGTTACTGACAACAGACAGTATAAGGATGTGGACGCTGACAACTTCCTATGTCGAATACCTGTTTGGTGGTGAACTGACGCTTGTCAACGGTACGACCTACTGGATAGCCGTTCGCAAATCTGCCGCAGTAACTGGTGGCGGAAGTATCGCCATAGACCGTAATGGTACGGCACTGACGACTTGTAACACCGCTAC